ACTCCCACAAGCAGAGGCCCCCCGCGGGGGGGGGGGCCCCGCGTACTTACTGGGAGGCCAGCCGAGATTGACGAAACAGTAGTAGGCTACCATCGTCTCGGGGTCGCCCCCCTCTAGGAGTTTTTTGCCTCGTCCTCCGGAGAGTCGGCGTCAAAGCCCGAGAGCTCAGAAATGGCCGTCATAAGCGCCGCAAACTCGCCCGCCTGCAGCATCTTGCTCGGGACCTGCATCGGGTCGAGCGTGCCGTAAGCCTCGCAAAGCTGCTTATCACGGAAGTCGGGAAACACCGTGCCGGTCACGACCATTCGACGCCCGTACTCGATGGTGTCGAGGTACTCCTGCACGGTGCCGCTCACTTTGCGCTGCCGGCGAGATGCCTTGGTTATCTGCTCGTTTTCCTCCTGAGAGATAGAGCGGATTTTGAACGGCACGGGTTCGCCGTTTTCGTCGACGAAGCGCTTGGAAATTACGATTTCTTTCTCCTCCCGCAGATACGCGGGCTTGAGAAACGCGGAAAGGTTGCTCATGCGATATCCTCCATATTACGAGCCGTAGTTGGTCTCGGTGGTGAACGAGGACAGGGTGCGGGCGTTGGTGTACGAGAACGTGCACTCCTGCTCGAGCATCTCGGTGTCGACGTCGATGATGGAAAGCAGCAGCTCGCCGGTCAGCTTGCAGCCATAGTAGACCATGGTCTGCGTGCCCACGGTGGCCGTCGGGTCGTTGTTGGTGACCTGCAAGTCAAAGTAGGTGATGACGCCTGTCTCCATATAGGTCATCGCCATCTGCGTGAGCAGCGGCGTGCCGTAATAGATGGTCATGGTGCCGGTCTGCTTGACGCCCGTGGTCTTCTGCTGGATGCGGGTTGTGCCGACGACGGGCACGTCCGTGCTCTGGATATCGGCGGACACGTTGATTTTCTTTGCCCTGAACAGCTCCTGGGACTGGCCGTCAATGGTCACGAACGCCTGACCAAGTTTGCCGTTCAGTGTGTCTCTTTCGAGAAGAAACTGTGGATTAGCCATGCCTGCTCACCTCCTCAGTTGATTTCAATGGTCATATAGATCTTCTCTGCCGAGTCAAGGGCCTGTATCGCCACATTGACAACGATGGCGTCGATATCCGTGCCCGGAAGTACCTGCACGTCCTCGGCGGAGAAATTCTGTATGCCCTGGTTGCCCTGGATGTCGAGCAGATAGCCCACAATGGCTGCCTGGAACAGCGCCCGGCCCTGCTCGTTGTTGTTTACCACGCCGATGAAGTTCTGCGAGAACTGCTGATAGATGTCATTGGCGATGGTGTTGCACAGCCGCATGACGCGGTTCTTCCGATACACGTTGGTAATATCGGTCGTGAACGTGGTCAAACTGTTGATGTCGGTCTCGATGCGCACGATATTGTCGTCCGCATTGAAAACCAGCTGCCCGGCGTTGATGGCGGCTATGTACTGCGCGTTGGTCATGACCGGGGTGCAGGATATAGCGCCGGGATAACTGGCATAGGTAAGGGACTGGTTGTACCTCGCGCCAGCCTCTGCGCCGCCGACCCACCACGTCGCCTGCTGTGCCGTCAGCTGCACACCGCTCGAGAGCGTGACGCCGCTCTCCACGTCGATGACGTAGCGGCTGTCGGGGTTGGTGAGGCCCGAGGCCACGAGCTGGCTGTACTGGCCGTTTTCGTCGGCGATACGCTTGATAAACGCCACCATAGCGTCCTGCACGGTGCTGTCGTCGCCGTCATAGATCATGATGTCGAACTTGTACGGCTCAATCGCGGCGAGGTATGTCGAGTACGCGGCACTCTGCACGGTGCCGTCGAGGCCGCCCGTGAGCGGCACGCCCGTGGTAGCAGTAAGCGCGCCTGTGCCGCTCCAAGTGACCCAGTCGTTGGCCTCAAGGTCGGATACGTTGGCGCCGGTCTGCTCGTCCACGACGACGCCGTCCACGACGGTCGAGACCGTGAACGTGCCCTCCTCGTCGACCACATCAGTGACGACGATGGATATGTCATTGCCGCGCACGCCGGGATAAAGGGCAGTAGCCGTGAGTACGCCGGTCGTGGCCGTCGCCTGCGCCGAGCTGCTCGCGGTGGGGCGGTAAAGCAGCAGGGTGTTCGGGGCGGCGGTGCGGTTACTGCCTTTGAATATTTCGTTGATAAACTGCGCCTGCGGTGCCGTAATGTCGTAGCCGCAATACGGCGTCATGTCGTCGCCGGCCGCTACGGTCATGACCTGCCCCACGGGCCCCCACGACATGGGCTCGCATATTGTCACAGTGCCGCGGTCTCCGACGGTGATGCCGAGACCCCGGGACGAGGTGAAACGGATGTATACGCCGGGGCGCACCTTGTTTTGCACCCCGCTCCAGTTGCCACCAGCCATTACTTACCACTCCTTTTGTGAAATATTCTCCCGAGCACCCATCCACTTCGCAAATAATCATCCAGTTCCGCAACCAACACCATCTTCTCTTTCGCGCCATTATTGATGCGTTTTCGGCCTTTGGTTGGCGGCTCCTGTTTGCTTCGTAGTTCACTCATAAGCGCGCGGTGCTCAGGAGTTTGATGGTTTTCTTTCATTCTTGCGGCATAGTCAACATTTGCATATTTGGCTTTCATGCGAGAAGACGATGCCATGCGTTCTTCAACGCGCTCATATCTGCGCTTCTGCCCTGCACAAACGTTCTCTTTAGAAATAAGCCCGGTGTCGAAAGCGTGCCGTATATTTTCTGAGTTGGTACTCCACTCAAGATTCTCGATGCGGTTATCCGTCTTGATGCCGTTCTTGTGGTTCACTTGCGGCTTGTTATCGAAGTTAGGCAAAAACGCAAGTGCCACCAGGCGATGCACAGGAGGAAATCGCTTTATTTGCCCACAATGCAGACAGACAACCGGATAGCCATATCGGTCTATTTTCTGTTTGAGCTCATGAGGGATTATAGGATTACTGCAACGCCCAACAAGGCTTCTGACTCGCCCATCGTCTGAAACTTCATAGCGGCCTTCCCAGCCGGGGATGTCTGCCCAGCGGCTCATCTTTCTGCTTCCGCCTTTCCAAAAAAAGCGGAGACCGCTTTGTCGGCCTCCGCGAGTGTGTATTCAGGTTTTGTGAGCACGGCGGCGAGAAAGTCCCGCTGGTACTGCGCATAGCGTTTGCTCTTGAGCAGCGCCTCCCGTGCATATTTCTTGCTTTCCTTACGTTTGGCCATTTGTAACGTCCTCCGTATAGTCCATCGTCTGCATCATTACTGGCGTCTCCGGCAGGCTGACCCAGACGCGGACCTCAAACTTATAATGCAGGGCGTCAAGGTCAATGCGGGATTCCTTGTCATACGTCCTCAGCAGGGCTGTGTCGGTGCCGTCCGAATACAGGAACGTCTCCATGACCACGTTGAGCGTGTCCGCCGCCTCCTGATATTGCAGCTGCATATTCGGGAGGTTGTAGTCGAGCAGATATGCAAGGTCAAGGCCGATGCGAAGCCTCCGGCGCCCGTCCTGTTGCAAGTCCGGGTAACTGTACCGCTGCTGCAGGAACATGCACGGGGGCTCGGTGCCCTGCTGGTTTGGTCCGGTGTAAAACGTCACGCCGGGGAAATACGGCGCAAGGTAAGCCGCAAGCGACGCCGCAAGGTTCGCGGTTGCAAACGTCATCCCATCGCCTCCTGTATTTTGCGGTCCAGCTCGGCCAGCACGGTGCGCCGGTACGCCTCTATGCCCTTGTCGGTCATAAATTCGCCGTTGACGTAGGGCGTCTTGGTGCCGACGACGATGCCGACGTCCGCCCCCGGGTCGTACTCCAGCAGCCCAGAACTGGGATTGACGTACAGGCCGGGGACAAAGTGCTTGTCCATGCGGTGGCCGTCATTGACGTAAGAGGCGTACTCGACATTGTTTGCCAGCGTCGTGACGTGCTCATTGCCCCTGCGGGTTGGCTTTGTCTGGCTGTCCGTCGGCCAGTGTGCCTTAAGTTCTCCCGTCGTGGTGTTACTACCTATATATCCGCCTCGCCCGGTCCCAGCTTTGGGGGGCGTCGCGTCTGCCGCGGCCTCCACTGCGCGCAGCGTTGCGTCCTCGGCCACGGCGTCGAGAATGTTGGGTATGTCGGCCTGTATCTTCTTGAGCTGCTGGATACGCTGCTGGAGGCTCACGGTGTAGCTCATGTCGTGCCCCCCTTGACGATCTCCTGCTGCAGCAGCCGTATCTCTTGGTGTGCGAGGCCGGGCATTATTGCGCCAAAGGGCTCGAAATAATAATTCGGGTCGGCTGCAAAAGCGCGGATGTCTGGCGCGGTTCTGCCCAACACAGCCCCGCGGTGGATAATAAGCTGGTCTCCCGGCTGTATGTCCACCGACGGGTCGCACATGAGCCGGTCGGCCTGTTTGATGTAGGCCGCGTCCTGCTGCATGTTGATGGTGTGTCCCGGTCGGGGAAACGCGGGGCGGGCGGCCCCGGGGGGGGCGGGGCCGCGCTGCTGCGTTGTGAGGTTGTTGGTGGTCTGGTTTTGGATGCGGTAGACGTCAACAGTGTCGGTGTACCAGTCCGTGAAGTTCATATCGCATAGCTCCCTCCCATGCCCACGAGTTTGGCGCGGTTGGCGAGCAGCTGGCCGTAAGCCGTAGAGTTGAGGTCTCCCCAGTCAGCGGTGCCCTGCGTTATGGCCGTGGTGTCGTAGGTCACAGAGGCGTCGCCCAGCGTCGCGCTTTTCACGAGGCCCATGAGGGCGCCGGTCGCTGCCGCCTGCTGCGGCGTGGCCGAGCTGTTGGCTAGGGTGCGGAGACTCAGCGTCGCATAATGTGCCACATACAGGCCCACTCCATAGCGCCAAGCCTCCAGCCACTTGTCCGGCTGTATGCTGACATTGGCCATGTTTATGATTTCCTGCAGGATGGTAGCGGGCACGAGGGGCAGGCCCTCCGACGTAAAGAACTGCGGGAAATCAGTCTGAAAGTCTTGAACGGTATAATCCCCGGCAGATTGGCCGATGTTCGCCGCGGCCCCTCGCACGCCGAAAAATTGAGGCGAGCCCCAGTAACCCACTACGCTCGCCTCCCTTTATTCAGCTTTGCTTTTGCGGCTTGTTCGAGCTTCCTTTGGTGCTTCGACTTCGCCGTTCAGTTCCTCTGTGTCGGGCTCCTTGGCTACACTGTCTGCCACGGCGGCGTCATTTTCTGCCGCTTTGCCTTCGGTCTTCTCCTCGGGCTCCTTGGACTTATCCTCCGCCGTTACAGTGATGATGCCTGCGCGAACGTTCTGCGCGAAGTACCGGGTATCGGCCACCCAGGCGGGGACCGGGCCCACATACTCGCGCTTCACCGCGAACGTCTGCGCACCGTCAGCAGAGCGAAAACTAATGCTGCGCTTGGAGTGAATAAACATTAGGTATCACCTCCGATGTTGTCCCAGTAGGTGATGGTCTGCGGGTACATGATCTGCACCTCGGAGATGTTGGCCATGTACGCGGTGTCGTAGCACACGTTGGCCACATTCGGGGCGGACATGATGCGAGACAGCGGGACAAGCTCGTCCATCTTGACGAACCGCTCGTCGTTGCAGTAGACGACCATGCGGTCAGTGCCGCCCGCACCCGCGCCCTTGCACCAGGTGGTCGCGCCGATGAACAGGTCGCCGCCCTCGGCATTGGTGATGTTGTGGCGCTTGATGTATTCGTAGATGCTCGAGAATGCCACCTGCGCGCCGTCCTGCACCAGCGTGAACGGGGTGTTCATGATGTACGTGTACTCCTCGTAGGGAAGGAGGATGTGGTTAGGAATAGCGCTGCGGTCGTACTCGGCCTGCGCCCAGGTCGTGGTCAGCGCGGTGTTGACATCCTTGAGTATCTCGTTCGGGCTCTTAGTCGCCCAGTTGCCGTTGCCAGCGGTGCCGTCGGCGACAGTGCTTGCCGTGGCGTCGGGGTTGTTGATGAGGCCGGTGGTGCCGTACTCCTCGAAGCCGACATACACGTTCTGGTCCTGGTGCTTATCGTAGGTGAGGCGCACGCCGTCCTTGAGCAGGTTGTCGAGGCTGCGGCCTATGTAGTTGGCCCTCTGCATGTCCTGGAACATGATGCGCAGAGCCGCGGCGAACACGTGAGCCTTGTATACGCCCTTGTCGACGGAGGCCTGCACGATGGGGAGCCCGTTGGCACCGCCAGCCGCCACAGCGCCAGAACCGGAGCCGCCAGTCATGCCGTAAGCGACAGACATGGCGGAGACGTAGTCCACCCAGCCGCCACCGGTCTGGATGACAATGTCGCGCGGGTAAGTAAAGGACGTCAGCGGCTTGCGAATCATCGGGTCGCGCTTTTCGAGCTCGGAAACGAGGAACGCGCCGCCGGAAGCAATGCCAGCCGCGTCCATGACGGTGGCACCATTCACAGGCGCGCCCGACATGTTAGGGGTGAAGGTACCAGCGTTGTAGGTACCGACATTCTGGAAACTCATCTGTATTACCTCCTATCAGGCGTTGTTGAGCGTGAGGATGCGCATTTCGACGATGCCGTTGGCGTCAGCTGCGCCCGCCCACTGGCAGTTGGTCAGCTGGATGGTGTTAGAGCTGTCCGCCTCGGCCTCGAATCCGCCCACCACAGCGCTGGGGTAACTGCCGTTGGCGGTAATGCGGACGTACACCGCGCCACCGAGCGCCGGGGTGCCGCGCTGGCAAAAGACGTTGACCGCGCCGCGCATGAATACGGAGACCGGCTCACCGACGGCGTACTGGCCCTGGCTCTGGTCGAGGTAGGTAAGCGCGCTCTTGATCTCACAGCCCGCCACGCCAACGAACTGTGCAGCAGTAGCCGCCGCACCCATCGGGATAACGGCGCCGTCGTCATACTTGAGCGGAGTGCCGAAGGGTATCGGGTCCGAGCCGCCGGCGG